CTCCGTGCGCAGGGTGGCCGGCCGGATAATGGCGACGGGTTTATCAACCGGTACGCGCGGATGCAGGTCATTAAACTGCGGCAGGTCGAACAGCAGCGGGCCGCTGACGCCAAACTGACGCCGGAACGCCGGGATTATGCCACCACTGGCAAGGTCGTCCGGACCGTAGCCGATGCGCTTTATTACGCCGCCGCGTGGGGCCGGGTGATATGCGTACCGGGTGCGGAGCTCGTTTTTTGCCTGTGTGCGGAGGTGTGTGCCGCTGCGCACGCACTTTATATCGAGGCCCCGATACAGCTCCGGCCAGCAGGTGCGGACGTAAGCGCCGGGAAAATGTCGCAAAAACGGGCGCTGGTAGATGGAATCGCCCAGCCCATACATTCCCTGAAAATAATACTGCGTCATAAAACCTCTTCGGGTGCCGCGCGAGGGAAGCAGGTCAGCGACGTGTGGCGCGAACAGTTGATGATGCTGAAAGATGGCAGACTGTCGGCCAGACGCTGAAATTCACTTTGCCAGCGCCGGATGCTTTCGCCGTCTGGATTCTTCAGACCGTCCGGGTGTTCACCGTGCCAGTGGGTGCCGTTTGCCAGCGAGCAGTCGTAGCCCAGCAGAATGATCCGCTCAGCACCGAGATGTGCCGCCAGCTGTATGGCACGCTGGCCAGAGTTGAAGGAGTCGTTATCGGGCGGCCGGAACAGGTTCACGCCGTAGCGCAGGTGCGCCCTGCCGCTGACCGTCCAGCACTGAGCCCGGGTCTTCAGCGTGCTGTGATATTTATCCCACCAGCTGCAGTCGGCGGCAAAAAGATACTGACATTCAGGGATCAGTCCGATGCTGGAGTTAACGGCAATGACAGGATGTCCGGATGCTGTCGCCAGGCGGCAGTCACTGGCGGTCAGCGACGGGCCGCTGGCGATACATATAAATGTGCTATCCACCGGCTTACTGCTTTTTTTCATCCACCAGCGGCACGCCAATCTCGTCAGACATCAAATCTGCCCGGACCTGCGTCACCATGGCAGTTGAATGGGGATTGCCATTTTCACGCAACCACTTAGCCAGCGGTGCTGCAGCGGCTGCGAAGCTCTCCATTTTTTCTTCGGTGGCATAAACCGGGGTGCAATCAACAGACACAATCTGATCCATGCGAATATGTCGCGTTTCGCTACCGGTCTCAGATGTGCGCAGCTCCAGAAACTCATGGGAGCCAGTCAGTACGGGTTTGGAAGTGGAGTAGCCCGTGAAAAATGGGCGTGAGTCTGGCATGTAGATTAGGCCAGATACCCCGGAGCAATTGAATGGCGTTGTGCTTTCGGCGCTGAATAAACTTATCCGCCAGTATTTAACCTTCTTATTCATGATTTATTCCAGATTCAGTTAAGGCATTGCTGCCTGATATAGAACTTTCAATGCAGTGCGGCTTCGCACACTTCGCGGTTTTCTGTCCTGATGGCTTTCACAGCGCACTGCGCCGTAATCGGGTTTGCCCCATTGGCCACCATCCGTGCCATAGTTGCGTTATCATCGTGGTTCATATAGGCAATCATTCCAAACAGCCCCAAAATCACTGCAGCGAAACAGGCCGCCACCCAGTGTTCAAATTCCATATTTTCTCCAATAAAAAACCCCGCAGTTGCGAGGTTTTAGATAGCGAACTTCTTTTGACTAAAGTTATAAATTCCTTCGTGACAAATCCTGATTGATCCTCTCAAGCGTCAGCTTGCTGTCAAAAGAACCGGTGTAGAGCTGTACAATTTCGCGTGACTCAATATTGAAATCAGGCTCTGGATTAAAGACCGTCACCTTTGCATAAACCTTACAGGTCTGCGTATCAAAAACCTGGTATTCAACCCGGATTTTTGATTCCAAAGAGAAGGCGTGGGTTTCGATTAAAACTGAATGCTCAGACATGTTCATTACCTCATTATTCGGGAAAATGAGGTTTATCAGATTATGCTATTTCCAGTTTTGCTCAGCGTCATAACAGCTAGTACCTGAGACACTGTGTAACCACATATTCCTGCAGATACTTCAGCTTTTCCCGGTCGCGGATGATGCCGGCGCGGATGTCGAGAACGTTTCGTCGAGAATCTGCAGCGAGTTCGACGGCGGCTCCATCGCCCAGGCCGCCGGTGCCTGTCGCTGTGCCGGTACCGGACACGGGACATTTTGCGTGGACGTACATGCGGCGAGCACCAGCGGCAAGCTGGCGGCGAAGAGCATCGTTTTCAGATTCGGCAGCACTGAGCGCCTCCGTGTGGGTTTTGTCGAGCGCGGCCAGCTGCTGCTGGCGCTGATTGATATCGGTGATGGTGGCAGCCTGCTGTCTGGCTACCCGCTGAGACTGCTGTGCGGTGGTGCGCCAGGCTATGGCTTTATCGTGATAGTGATCAGCAGCCCACCCGAGCGACAGAACAATGACCACCAGTGCGGCGATGAGAAATTTTCTCATGACAGAAACAGCGCTTTCTCTGCTGCTCGCCGCTTCACCAGCCCGCCCAGCTTACGGCCACCAGCATTAACCCACTTGCCGAACTCTTCAGCCGCACCGGCATAATCGCCCACATTCAGCTTCTTCAGTAGCGTTGAGCCTGCGAAGTTTCCTGAACCCAGATTGAAAATGAACGATACCAGCGCATCGAACTGACTCTGACTGAGTGGCACTTTAACGTTCGCACCGATGGTCAGTTCAGCAACCAGGCAATCCTCCTGCAGCCATGCGTCAGCCTGCTGCGTGGTGCATTTGTCGCCCATGCTGACACCGTGCGTATGGCCGTAGCCAATGGTCGGAATGCCTGCTGGACAGAGGTAAGCGTTGGTTTTCAGCGTTTCGAACTGCTTAATCAGGTCGAGGCCAGTTTGACTTGTCTTCATCTTCTTTTTCCTTTTGCTCATCCATGCCTGTGCGTCGGTAAACCAGCGCCAGGGCAATGTCGCGAAGGCGATCAGCACCCACGAATCCAACCAAGCCGCCGACAAACGCACCCGCATTGGGTGGTAAGCCGAAATATTCCAGCATGGCGGAAAGTGACAGCGCGAAGAGACCGCAAATCAGCGCGCCCGTAATGGTGTAAAGACGCGGCTTACCCGCGCGGATGTCGTTGAGGGCCGATATAGTCAGTGCAGCGCCAGCCGCATAAACCGAAGGCAGATAGGTCGCAATCCATTTCAAGGTCTGATTCGCTATATCGGGCAGGTGGTTGTCATTCATATTGCCTCCGCCCGCATGGCGGCAGATGAAAAGAAAAAAGCCACGCGCCAGCCGTGCGCAGGGTGCGCGATAAGATGCTGGTCGTGGCTTTGGTTATGGGGCCAGATAGCGTCTGGCTGCGCATTCCTTAATCTGCTATCGTGTGCTCACCTAAAACCACATGATAACTGAGGGAATTATTTATGAGTAAGGTTAACTTTAAGTGCCCTGGCTGCAGCCATGACCTCGTCGTAAGCAGTAGTGTCGAAATCAAAAATACAGACGACATCGAAGGAACCACCTGCACAAACTGTAAGCGAGTGATTCACAAAGATGACATTGTTAAGCAAGCCCGAGATCACGCTGAAAAACTCGTCAGAGAAATGTTCGGGAAACACTTCAAGTAAGTGATTTATCTTTTCTTCAATAAGGCGGAAATCCGCTGAAACAGATGTTACTACTTCTTTTTTGATTTCCATTCTGAACCCCAGTAATAAAAAGCCCTGCCAGAAACCTGCAGGGCTGTGAATATGGGTGCGGGCGCTACCCCGCTGCGTTAGCGTGTTATATGGTGCCGGTTGCAGGCTTCGAACCCACGACATCCTGATTACAGGTCAGGCGCTCTTCCATCTGAGCTAAACCGGCGAATTCAGACACAAAAAAAAGCTCACCGAAGTGAGCCTTTAAATTGGATGCTTAAAGATGTCATGCGGCGACTAATTCAAGCCGCTTGCCCAGCGCAGAGAGCGCCTTCTGAACAGTATCTATTTTGGTCGAGTGATGCAGATCGAAGATGCGCGTTATCTCCTGCTTTTTAACTCCCATGCGTGAAGCCAGCTCAACCTGAGTTAAGCCGGAAGCAAGGAAAGCATTCAGCAATAGCACCTTTGCCGACACACTCGCCGGAACCTCTACAAAATCGCCGGTAATCGGACCTGGTGCCGGGACTGGCTGGTTATCTTCAAAATAGAAATCAAATGAAGCAACCAGCGCATCCAGCCCCATCACCAGCGCTTCCTCACGCGTATCGCCCTGAGTAAGCGCCTCCGGTATATCCGGGAACGAAACCACATATCCGCCGTCGCACGGCTCAAGATTAATCGGGTATCGCATATCGTCTTAGTGAAACTTCGCGAGAACCAGCCCCGGAGGGCTGGTTGATTATTTCAGGCCTAGCTGCTTCATTATGGCCTTTCGCAGTGGTTCTTTTAACTCAGCGCCGGGATGCCTCGGCATTACACTTCGCTTCCCGTTGTATCTCAGCTTCAGATGGTTAGTACCGTTTGAAACTTCGACTCCCTGAGATTCAAGCCACCGCCTGAACTCGCTCTGCTTCACTACTCCCCCTGTCTGTTGAACATGGAACTATAGTAATCATTTATGCTTACCAAGTCAACATTAATGTTTACTGAGGAGAGTTGAATATGTGTGATGGCCGCTGCTGATCTCCGGCATGAGGCACCAAGTCATACCATCCCGCACGCCTGAGCGATATTGGTCAGCCTTTCAGGTAGCAATAGGGAATGCGCTTTTCTGTGGCGCAGAAACGGAAAAGGACCGCAGAGGCGATCCTTAAAAAACTGATTTTAAAAAATTACAATCCTCACCCTTTACACTATCTTCTGGATCTAAGGGTAAAAATGTTCTTATCAGAATGGATATCTGAATATCAGATGCTTCTTGCTGAGAGAGGTCTCTCGCTTAAAACAATTCAAAATAAGCAGGTCTGGCTAGACAGACTGAATGATAGATTCGGGCGGCTGCGTTTGCATGAGATTGAAACCGCCGACCTGCACCGGACCATCCGAGTAGTAACACTGCGCGGTTACAGTGCAGCAGCCAAAACTGCACACTCAGTCATTCGTGATTTGTTTAGCGAAGCATATTCGTTCGGGATAATTAAAGCCAACCCTGCAGCACCGTTACTCGCACCCCGCTCATCTCCTACTCGTTCCCGGCTGATTATCAATGAGTGGCGCAGCATATTTAATGCCGCCCATTGTCATGACAGAAAATTTACGCATCAGTCCATGCTGCTGGCACTCATTACCGGCCAGCGCAGAGGTGATATAGCCGCGCTGACAGCCGAGAATGTCAGGAACGAATATCTATATGTGACGCAACAGAAAAGTAATGCCCGTTTAGCAATACCACTCTCACTGAGGCTGGATGCTATCGGTTTAACGTTAGGGGACGTTATCAGGCGACTACCATCACGTGGTCCACTACTCAGATTTGAGAATGGCTCCGCTGTAACACCCTCATCCCTGTCGTACGGATTTTTGAGGGCCAGGCGCATCGCGTTTCCTGATAACGCGTGGGATGGCACTCCGCCAACGTTTCATGAGCAACGCTCACTGGCAGAACGCCTCTATTACTCACAGGGTATTGATACCAGGACGTTACTGGGCCATAAATCCCAGCGGATGACTGACCATTACCACGATAATCATGGTCGGGAATGGATATATGTGCGTCCCTATTGATTATCGATTATGCGCTGAACCTCACCCGCTGTCTGATTGAACCTATCCCCCTCCAGCTCTACACCAATCGCAAAGCGGCCCAATTTCAGGGCCGCTTTTATCGTTGACCCTGACCCCATGAAAAAGTCAGCCACTAAATCACCCGGCCTGCTGCTGGCATTGATGATCTGCTCCAGCATGTCGGCAGGTTTTTCACAGGGATGTTTGCCGGGGTAAAACTGAACCGGCTTATGTGTCCATACGTCTGTATAAGGGACCGCTGCCGTGACGCCGAAATATCTGCGCAGGGATTTGTACTCATCCTGCAGCTCCAGATATTTACGGTTCAGTGAGTGATACGTGTCCACCAGCTGGTGGTGAGGTGTGGCTAAAGCACCTGATTGATACCGTGCGATGGCTATCTCAGAGAACAGTGCCTGAAGCTTGAGGTAATCAGCCTCGCTGGGTAGCTGCCACTGACTGCCGCCGAACCAGTGCGACACCATGCTTTTCTTACCGGTCGCTTCAGCTATTTGAGCAGCTGTCACGCCCAGTTCTGAGCGGGCATCACGAAAATAATCAATCAGCGGAGCCAGCACATGCCGTTTAAGTTCAGTGCTATTTACAGTAAAGAGGTCCGGCTTGTATGGCCCTTGGTAATGTTCGGCAAAGAGTATGCGCTCGGTGGCAGGAAAATAAGCCCTAAGGCTTTCTTTGTTACACCCGTTCCAGCGACCGCTAGGCTTAGCCCAGATGATGTGGTTAAGAATTTTAAATCTGTTACGCATCATTATCTCAATATCCGATGCCAATCGATGGCCAGAGAAAAGATAAATGCTGCCATTGGGCTTTAGTACTCGCCAGAACTCAGCAAGACAGTTGTCCAGCCACTGTAAATAATCCGCATCCCCATTCCACTGGTTATCCCAGCCATTGGGCTTAACTTTGAAATAGGGAGGATCAGTAACAATCAAATCGACAGAGTCGTCAGGAAGTGTTTTCAAAAAGTGCAGCGCGTCGTCATTAACCAGCTGCGCTTTGTTTTTGCGCATTGTTTTGTGTGCCTAAATTTGTCAGGCTTATAACGCTTTGTGCACTAAAGCGGTGGGCCTTGGTTTGCCCGTGAGTATGACAACGGGCAAGTGGCTGGGCGGGTGCTCCTACACCCCCCAGTCGCCCATTTCACAGAAAAAAACTGCCATCACTGGCAGTGCTTATAATAACCGAACTGATAAATAGCAAGCCCGGCCATTACTAATTGTGTGAGTATGAACTGACAGCGTGCCGTACTAATATGAGTATGTTCGGCAATTTGACTGGCAGTAGCTGGAGTTGCATTCAGATCGTTAAAAATTGCCCTTGCCTCTTCCGTCATATATGGCTGTTTTTTCATTTTACCCCCCTGCATTATCGACGTGACATACAGATAACTCTGGTTAAAAGTGACAGCAAGCTATGGATCGGTGTTGCGGGCCATAAAACGCAAAAAACCCGCCGAAGCGAGGTTTTTATAGAACTGGGGTTTTGTGATTTGGTAATGAAAATCGCAAAGCCTCCCCATCATTGCGAGAATGATGGGCCTTTTTCGTCAAAATGTCAACGTGTCACCTTCCTGAGCATAGAGTCGGCTAAAGCTTCCTCTTTATGGCACTGCATGATTAATGCTTCATAGAGTGGTTTAAAATGACGCCTCCACCCTGGCTCGCTTAGGCGCATAACTGTCAGACATATAGCCCGGCGAACCGCCTCACCAGGCAGGCGAGCATAGCCACGCCCGGAGCATTTCGGACAGGTTTTAGTTACCGGCACGCCCTGCAGTTTGCTTTGTTCCTCGTCCAGAACAACCCCTTTACCGTGACAGCGGCACGCATTGCTGATTACCCCTTTGCCCCCGCATGATTTGCAGAGGACACGCTGAATCTCTCTGACCTCCCGCTTTACCTCATATTCAGACGGAATAATCTTCACTCCCCATTTAAGTGAAGTTCTCAAGATCTCCTGCGCTGCGGGAGGGGTGTGCGCCTTAGTACTGAACACCTCCGCCTCGATAAATCCGGTACCGCTGCAGCAGCTGCATGGCCGGGTACTGGCTGCGCTACGTGTGTAATCCTGATAGGCGAACGTCGCCAGGAGTTGAATCAGACTGCTCCTCACAGGCTCGCTCAGTGAGGCAATCGCCCGGTAACGTGCCGCCTGCCCCATCCCGTAATCAGTGAGCATGGAAACAGCACGGTCGCTGGTGGTGATCCCATGTTTGGAGAGGAACAGCTCAAACCCAAATCGCGCCTGTGCCTCAGTCAGCCCGAACGACGCCATCACATCTGATATGGCCAGCCGTTCGCCGGTTGCTCCAGGCGCATCGCTGAGTGCGGGTGTTTTAGGCGCAAAAAATTTAACTGCACTTTCAAGGTTCATTTGTCGTTCCCATCCAATAAATCATTTACCTGCACCAGCAGGCTTTCTTCAGTACCGTAAATTTCTTCCCAAATCTTCTGCCCGGCATGAATGGCCACGCCATAACCGCCGGTCCGGTGATGGGGAGGACATAGAGGAATTGTTCTGTAGTGGCTGGCGCGCTGCCCTGCTCCGCAGCCTGCACGAAGATGATGCACCTCTGCCGGACTGAACACGCCAAAATGCTGCTGACAAACAATGCAGCCAAGGTCAGCCACGCGCTGCAGGTGATTACGTTCGGCTTTCTTCATGCCGCATACTCACATAGCTGAGCCGCAGCGTTTTCTGCCTCCTGAGGCGTACTGAACGGACGATTGAGGATGTGCAGCCAGAGCACATTAAGAACGGCTTTATAAACCTGGCGGAATTCGTCTTCACTCATGCTGGCGAATGAAATTGAGCGAGCCTCACGGCGAACGGTGCCGTCCGGCAGAATAAATTCATCATAAAAGCCCGCGGTCATGACCGCCCATTTACGATACGCCTCAAACGATTTAACCAGCACCACCCCTTCAGCGCGCTGGTGTCCTGTGCGCGTAAGCCAGACATCCAGCGTTTCATCGAGAATATTCTGTTGGCCGGTCATCGATATCAGAAAATCAACGTAGCCACGCAGGAGCAGTTTCTCTGACTCACTGACAGCACCCGCGATCGGCGTCCAGTACTGAAAGCCCAGATTGAGCAGGGAGAAGAAGAGTTTGTGGAAGCGGTAATTGCGCGCCTGGCGGACGTCGCAGTTAAGCAGAACGCCGGGTTTGAGGCGACGCACAAATTCGCTGGCTTCGGGCGTGGCCGGAGTCAGTGTTTGTGGTGCGGATTTTACAAGGTGTAACTGTGCCATCAATCTCTCCGGTGGCACAGTGGTTACTCGGGCTGTTCAGACCCGATGAATATTATAAAGGGGCTATTCGCCTGCGTCCAGGACCTGAATACCAGCTCTTTCTGATGTCTCCTTGATCATTTTCATGCTGGCAACGAACTCATCATTTCTCAGTACGAATCCCCAGGCAAAGCTACCATCGTCATTTCGATAAATGATAACTGGCCGGGTACTTTCGTTGATTTCAGGGATCAGGTGATCAGGAATAAACACAGCTCACCTCGCCAGATATTTTAACAGCCGATGCAAAATTCATTATTACCTCAGAGTTACGCTCTGAGGATAATCGTCCTGACTTCCTCAGACCAGCATCCCTGCAAAAATGAAAATCCCGCGAAATCACACCTACCCCAATAGAGGTGGGGTCATTTTTTAAGCGCTTTCTCTGAATTTGTAAATTGACCTGCATCAAGTAACGATAACCGTTGTAAAAATCGCAGTACTTTTGCTAAACAAGGGTTAAACGTGTGTAACCCATTACAAGCATAAAATCTGGTCAGACCAGATAAGTTATAACACCGGAGACTCACCATGCACCCAGCCATCGCAATTATTAAAGACGAAATTCATCGCATCCAGATGCCATACGGAAAAATCGCAGATAAATCAGGGATTCCTCTCAACAGGTTACGTAACATGCTGACTGGCCGAACTCCGGTATCGCTCGAGGAGCGGGATCTGATCTGCTCAGCAATTGGCGTATCGCCAGTTAATATTGTTATCCGGCGGGGTGACCTGGCGGAAAGTAATGACTATCTGGATCTGAGCTGGATGCCTGAAGGGATGCGAAAGTTACTGACTGAGTTCTGCAGGACCCTGAAGCTCTCTCTGATAAAGTAAATAATGCGACTAAGCGATATGAGAATTCCCATATCGGACCAGTGAAAGGATTGGGTGCATGAGACCAGCCACTACAACTTAAAGAGGTGGCGGGGATTGCTCCCCGCCGGTTGCTCTTACTTAGGTTCGTAATCCATGAATACAGCAACCTCCGTGTGGCCGGTTCGGATTCGGACCTCACAGAGGTCTTTTCTCATCACCAGTATCGCGGCCAGCGCCGCTCCTATAACGATGGTGGCGATCAGGATCGCCGTTTGCTGCTTCATGGTTGCTTCTCCTTGCCTTTCGGCGCGTAAGAGGCTACCTTTATGTTGTCGAGACATAAGAGGGGCCTCAAGTTGATTTAAAGTCACTTGGGGCTTTTCTCTTTCTGCCGTCGGCTAATGCTTAAGGCAGAAAGCCTCAAGCACCCGCAGCGATTATACCTCACTTTATTGCTGAAGATAACTGCGCCACACCACCTTGCATCCGCGCAACACGGCGCACCAGATTTTCAATCTGCGCCAACGTGCGTTTTTTATTTTTCATAATGCGATTAAACTCCCGCTCTTCCTGCTGTAATGCCCTGCGCTGCTGACATACCCATGCCGGGGTCGGGAATGGCTGAAAATCTTCCGGAGCAGACCAGATTACCTTAAGCGGTGCTGATGCCACTTCATCGGCCACGGCTGCACCTGGTAAGATTTCCTGCTTAACTGGTAAATTTTCTGGCTCAACTGGTAACTTTTCCGGCTGTACTGGTAAAGATTCCGGTTCGGATGGTAAGGATCCCTGCTCCACTGGTAAGCACCAGTGCGACCCGTCCCGGCAAACAGCGCCCTCATCCTGCAGTTCCCGCAGCATCTTCAGGGCGTCGGTGGTATCAATTTTCAGGATAGCGGCCAGCTCGCGCGTGCTGGCTTTGCCGGTTCTTCCCAAAATATCAGTCAGTTTTTCCATGTGTATTTTCCCTCAGATCAGTGTGCCCGCGCTGCACGCAGCAGCCAGTCGAATTCGTTATACTGCGTGATGTATGCCAGTTCGGCTTCGCTGAAGCGGATCGGCATCCGTGATTTTCCGGACACCGTGCGCCTGTTCACCGCTACAGATCGCTCATAAAAACGATCGCTGATACTGTGCAGACAGTAAGCACGGTGCCGGCCACGGAGTGATGTTTCCATACGGCAATTGGGTGACCCTTTAAGCACTTTGAGCGCCACCCAGAGACTTTCCGGATCGTAGCCAGGACGGGCTTTGCGCAGCAGCACGTGCATATCCGGCACCGTCAGCGTTTTGCCGAGGATAAGTTTTGCCAGCTCTGCGCCGGTGATTTTGTGTGAGGATTTCACGTTCAGTGCCTCCCTGATTTTGAGTTGCCTGCGCCGCCGGCATTTTCAGTGGCGGCTTTTTGTCGCCTGTATTGCTCGAGAAGAAGCTGTGCCGGTGTTGGACCAGCCGGGTGCCGGGGTCTCTCAAGCTGCCTGCGTACTGGCGGGATCGAAAAACCGCTATTGACGTGCTTTTCCCACTTCGCCAAAAGCCTGCCTGCAAGTCCTTCGAGTTCGCGTTCGGTCATCTGGCGCTCCGTTCCCGTGCGGCGCATCTCTGTGCAAATCTGATATAAAACATCGTGCCGCCAGGGGAAGTGTTCTGCCGAGCCGTAGCGGTAAGTTTCATTGCGCCACCGCCAGTACTCGCTCATTACGTCGCTGGTTTTCAGCCCCAGCGCCGTCTGGCTATTTTCAGCCACGAGCGCCACAAATTCGGCAAGATCTGGGGGCCAGGAGTTACCCGTCGCGCAACGTGCAACCATCACGTTACAGATCCCCGTCATCTGGGCGCTGGATAAATTCCCGACCTGAGCAATCCAGAGATCTGAAGGTGCCGAGCCGTTTTTGATTGTCCACCGGCTGGAGTAAATCTCCCCCATGGTTTCCCAGAATGTCCATGCCCTGTCCTCGAGTTCGCTGCTGCTGCTGACGGGCTGCGCGGATCTGCTGAACGGCGACGTTTGCGGTTGATGTTGAATCTGGTTCTGCATGCCTGTTACCTCGTGTTTTGAGATTTTCTGCAGCCGCACGCTGCAGCTGTGTTGCGAATTTCTGTTCCCACTGGACCTGATGAAAAAATTTACCCTCGGCCTGCCAGTAGGCGATGAAGTTGTTCAGGACCGGCTGCCAGTTCTGGCGGTTCATGCCATCAGGCACAGCTCTGCCCCAGAGCGCGGCATACCGTTCGAAGTCGGGCGAAAGTTCCCAGCCCGGATGCATCGAAAATTTACCGGTCGGCGGCGAAGCGGAAAATAAAACACCGGGCTGGCCAGGGTAGTCAGGTAGTTCTCTGGCAGGTGCGATTTCGACTGGCGAAATTTTGCCCTCGCTATGTATGGGGTTTAGATCTTTAGGTTCCTCTGGGGGATTCCGGATCCCGTTTTTGGGATCGTTTAACGGAAAAAACGGGATCGTTTGGTTATTTTTAACACACCCGGTTTTGGGGGCGTTTGGTTTAACCTTCCCGTTTTTGGGTGCGTTTAAACTATCCCGTTTTTGGGTATGTTCAGCGTCAGCAATACTTTCTTCCACACCCAAAAGTCGATAGACGGGGATCTGCTTTGTTCGCCCCCGACGCTCACCGGTATCTTCGATAAAGCCCTGCGCAATGAGATATTGAAGGCATGACTGAACCGTTTTTTTATCCAGTTCTGTCGCTTCTGCCAGTGCGGTGATTGAGGGGTATGTGGTCAGATCTGAACCGCACATGTCCGCCAGCCAGGTGAGAACGGCCTTAGCAGACGATCTGCCAGTTTTCACTTTTTTTGCCCACCGCATTGCGTCGAGACTCATAAAAACCTCTTAAAACCGGCGCTCTGAATCGTCACGGTCTGTTGACTGAAGTACCACGTCGAGCAGAACAAACAGGCAACCGCCAATAAACGCAACGCCCAGCACCATTAAAAACATTGTGACCAGAAGGCCAGCTATATCGCTCACTCTGCCCTTTCCTTCCCTTTTTGATTTACGTCAATCAATACAGCATCCTGAATGGTGCCGAACCTTCCTCCGGATATTCTTATGGCTCCCACACCCAAGAACCAAAGGAGGTTCGACATGACACGCCCCATAACTTACTGGGGGTCTGTAACTTCAGTCAGATCTGATATTAAAAGCGGTAGATTTGCCCTTCGTCTAACAGGCACACATCTCGATAATGGCCTTCAAGGTAAGCCTGGAAGTGCTGCTCTTGCAGACGTCGAGTTTCTGATCGATCGAGATTCATTATCTGAACTAATGACACAACTCCAGGGGGTGCAAAAAGTTCTGGCATGAGCCACTTAAGTAAATAAAAGGCAACATTACGGGCAATGCGCCTGCGTATTGTCCGTTCCTTCCTGATAAGCGCATCGTTATAGGCTTTGACTTCTGGTGAATACTTCACGATAAAAATTCCCACTAATGAATTAATGCATTACCGGCAGGCCCGCTGCCGTCCACGCGATCTGACAGGGCGATAATGGCACCGATCATGGCCTCCATTTCACGGTCAATACGCTCTTTGCGAATGACCAGATCCCTGCAGGTCTCAGATGAGTGGCTGCGCATTCTGGCCAGCAGGAAAACCGGCATAGCCTTTTCGATTGCGGGCAGCAGTGCCTGGATCTTTTGCTGGCTGGCCAGTGAGTCACTTTCAGCCCAGCGAAAAATTTTCTGAACGTTGTTGCCCTGCGCATTAGGGTGATCGCTGCTGTAGAGCAAGCCCGACATCCCCAGCGCAAAATACGCATCCGCTATGGCGTTCGCCGGAACCTTGCGCCCGTCAGCTGCACGCGCCCAGGCAAACAGCGCATCACGGATGTGCTCGTGTCTGATTTTCATAAATCGGATCTCCGTTCCGTTTGAACTTACTATGAGCGTCATAAATGCTGGTGTCATAGATCAGGACGCCATTCGACGCAGACTGAAGCCTGGCGGCGCGACCTTCAGGAACTAATGTCCCCCACTTATAGACCGATGGAGTTTTGACTCCGGCTGCTGCTGCCAGACGACTTTTACTTCCCCCGAAATAATTCAGGGCATCCTTTGTGTACATAAAACCCTCGATAAGGTTAGCCATGGCTAACAACCTATATGTTAACAATAGCAGAGTCAATTGGATTTAGCATTAGCTAACTATGGACATGAAAAAACTAACAATTGGCGAAAGAATAAGGGCAAGAAGAAAAGAGCTGGATTTTACCCAGCGCTCGCTCGCCAAAGCCCTGAAAATATCGCATGTATCAGTATCTCAATGGGAGCGCGACGATAGCGATCCCACCGGGAAGAATCTCTTCGCCTTAGCAAAAGTTTTGCAGTGTTCGCCTACCTGGATACTCTTTGGAGACGATAGCCAGCAGCCCGATGAACCGCGCGAAACAGAACAAGTACTCGACGAGCGGCAGAAAGAATTACTGGAGCTTTTCGATGCTTTACCCGAATCCGAACAGGATGCTCAGTTATCCGAAATGCGTGCTCGCGTACAGAACTTCAACAAACTCTTCGAGGAACTATTGAAGGCCCGTCAGCGCACGTCAAAAAAATAACTCGCCAAAACAATTACATATCCCAAAAAAGCAAATTTGTTAGCCTTGGCTACCAAATTTAGCTTGCCTATTATGTTAGCCATAGCTAATATCATCTTCATCAACCACACAGTGATTACTCAAAAACGTTCCGCTGGCCCGGCGTGAGGGCATGATGAGGAGAGAATGATGGAAGAGCCGAGAATTATTGCGAGAATGCCTGATGGTCGTGCTCTTTATAGGGTTGGCACATTTGACAAGCGCATCCTTGCGCTCGAAATTGAAAGCCATCTCAGGCCGGGAGGCGTTCAAACATGGGAATTTCAGCCATCTCCCTGGAATGCACTCGCTGCATCAGTTTCTCCCCAAACTGATCAAGTAGAAAATTATCGTTCGAATTTTGCGAGCTATTCAAATATCGAAGTTGGGCGTCAAAATTTTCCGACACGCCAAATAAACCGTGAGTATTGCAGCTGTATATAAATGCCACCGTGTTTGTGCCCTTACTGAGGATATGAAACTCAGCCTCGCTTGAACAAACAGGACAGGTATTATAAATCATTTTATTTCCTTACAAGGTTTGAACTCCCCGTAAGGATATCCCGCCGCCCGGAGCGGAGATTTGATCTGAATCCGGGCATTATCAATAAGGAGATTACGATGTACGGTACCGCGATTCTTCCGCGCACTGCTGTCGTGCCCGGAATGCTGATTAAACACAATGAAAAATACTGGCGTGCTTCAGCCAATAATGAAAAGTGGCTTTATCTTCGCAGCCTGTCAGAAGCAATCAGAATAAATAATTGCAGGGTGGAAGTCGCTTTAAGCCGCCGTGGATTGCCAGACATAATTTAATTTAAGCCACACTAGGGAAAACTATGCCGCTAATCCGGCAGGACCACACTCAATCTTAATAAAGGAAATCTCCATGATTAATTCTATTCGCGTTAAATACATCGGTAATCAATTCGCGCATTTTGAAACCGGCAATGGTATTACAGGCCTCTGCCATGTTGACGAAAGAAGCGGTGCCACCACCGTTCTTTTAAATAACGCATATATTCTGGGCGTTTATAAAAATCAGTTTGCGGCGACTGACGCAATACATGATCTCTGCGAAGAGATTCATTATTCAGAATGCAGGTCTGGTGAATGCCGCAAAGCCCGGCGTACATCTTCAGTCACCATCATCGGAATTGAACTTCCTAACGTCAGACACTGATTCACAGCTGCCCCGTTCGCGGGGCACTGCAACCGCGTGCGCATTATTCAGTGTTCAGGCGGTTGTGGTGTAGCTCAGCGGAAGCAGCCCCGGCTTTGGCACAGGGTACGGGAGGTCGCCGGTTCGAATCCGGTCATCACGACATCATCCATTTAGCTGTGTGTAGTCCTTCCCCGCCGGTATAGCGGGGCTTTTTAAAGTGTACCGCGGGTGCCTTTTACAAAGTTTAATAAGGAGACGTTATGCAGACATTTTCTATCTATTTACGACCGGAGGATCCGGCGTCCGGGCTTCCCGAATACGCTACCAGCCTGGAAGCGCGCGCGGCATGGCTCGCTAAGTCCCAGGCTATGACCATGCTTGATGAGCTTACGCCAGACACTGCTCATCAATATGCAGAGCCGCTGGTGTGTGAAGATCGCCCCGGCCTGCCCCGCCCGGCAATAAATGTGCTCAGCACCGACTTTCTGAAAGATTATGCCTGGGACGAAGAAAATCAGGTTTTCGCTGAGCGTCCACATGCAGACAGTAAGCCGGTGAATTTCGACGCCCTCTCTGCCGATCAGAAAATGGCGGTGCTGGTGCGCCATGGTGCCACCGACATTGATAGTGACCAGTTCAGGGATGCTTTGCGGCTGCTCAACGAAGAGCGCAATTCGCCTGAAGGCCACATCGTTGAATCGCTTCTCCGGACGAAAGGTGTTGCCGCCATGTACCCGGAAGCAGTGCTCGAGCTGATCAATGAGCTGGGTAATCACTTTGACGGGGCTGACAACTGGCCGCAGATGAAGGAATTCAACGAAAAATGGCTCAAAGACCGCCAGGCAGCACGCAAAGAAAGCAGTAAAGACATTACCACCCTGCGTACGGCATCAGGTGTAAAAGCAGGCGGCGGTAATCTTACCGATCGGGGCACAGGCCATCAGCATGATTTCGACAGCCTGAGACTCGAAATTGCACTGGGATTGCATGCCCGCGCTGCTGATTTCAACATCTACGATCTGCGCACTGCGCAGACTAATCGGGCGCGTGAAATTATCAAACTAAAAGAGAAGCCCTTTCCCGCCTGGAGCGCAGCAATGTGCGCAACGCCCGGCATTCTGGATTATTCACGCGCCATGATTATCTACATCGTCAAAACCGCACCGGATGATATCCACATTACACCTGGTGCCCTGCAGTCCTACATCAACAAAACCCTGACTGAAACCGACCACGCCAATCCTGATCCGGAAATTGTGGCCATCGCGTGCGGCCGTCTGTCGGCTGATAAAGGAGAAGATAATAATGATGAAACCCAACAGGATCAGACTGGCAAAGAACACGTACTGGCTGATGCAGCGCAACCAGTTGAATCAGTGGAGACGGATTCAGGACAGCAGGATGGCGCAGCGCCGGGCGTGGCGGAACAACCATCTGTAACCGAGCGCACAGGCCCGTTTTATGCCCGCAATGAGGCTGGCGATGTTAAGCGCGCAAATAAGGAAAAAGGCCTTAAGGATTTGCTGAGCCAGGGCTATGCCGAAATAACGAAAGATGAATACCAGAATCTGAAAAACCCGCCTGCAGCCGACCCGGCTTTTCGGGAGAACCCGGAATCGTCAACCGAATCTCTTCGGGAAAATGCAGATTCGTCAACCAGCACTGCGCATGAAGAGGCGCTGGCGGCCAACATTAACAATGTGCAGATCGTCGAAGCTGCGCCCGGTAAATTCGGCCTCGAAGCCTTTCTGACGCCAGACGCCTCATCTGAGGGGGAAAAAGCGGAAGCGGTATTACCGGAGCCAGCGGAAACCAGCACGCCGGCGGCAGTCTTTCCTGCAGTGTTCGACTTTGGTCGGTTTGAAGGCGTTCCGAACGAGGTTTACCACGCCGCCAACGGTATCAGTAGCAGTATGGTGAAAGATGCCCGGATTTCGCTGATGTATTACTACGGTCGCCACGTCACCAAGCAAATCGGGCGCGAAACCAGCGATGCGCTAACATTCGGCACCCTTGTCCACACGATGGCGCTCGAACCTGAAAAACTGTCAGAAGAGTTCGCCCGCCCGTTTGCGCTGCCAGAAGACGCTGTCAGCACCACGGCGGAGATGAAAGCCATCATCGAAAAATATAACGCTTCACTGCCGCCGATGATGGGCAGCGATGAGATTAAGGCATTGCTCGAGGAGCATAACGTCACATTGCCTAAACCGTTCACCATGGGCAGCAGCATCGAGGAGGCCGGCTTTCTCTATAACAGCCTCCCGGAGGAATTTCAGCGCATCGCCGATGGCCAGAAACCTACTGCGACAGCCATGCGCGCCTGCATCAAAGAGTACAACGCTACGCTGCCCGCTCCCCTTAAAACCAGCGGAAGCCGCGACGCGTTACTGGCGGAACTGGAAAAGATTGCCCCGGACGTTGCTACTGCAGAACGTGAAAAACCTCAGCCATTTAACACCAGCGGCAGCAAAGAAGAGTTGTCAGCAATCGTCCGTGAAATTGCTCCGGAGAGTGTGTTTGCCGACGAGCTGCGCGCACAGTGGGAAAAAGATAATGAAGGGAAAACCCTCATTGACCAGCACCAGCACGATACGGCTGTGGCAATCCGTGAGGCGCTACTCGCTCACCCTTCGGCCTGCCGATTGCTTGCGCACCCTTCACGCGTGACCGAAACCAGCTATTTCGCGATGGATGAGGATACCGGTCTTGAAGTTCGCGTGCGCCCGGATATTGAACTGGAAATAGATGGCATTCGCATAGCCGCTGATCTGAAAACAACCAGTATGGGACGGATCAAACAGGATTATCTGCGCGCCCGGCTGCACCGGGAAATCACCGAACGCGACTACCACCTTAGCGCCGCAATGTATTCGGAAGTGGCTGAATTTGACCAGTTCTTCTGGATTTTCGTCAACAAAGACCCCGGCTATCACTGGGTGGCCGTTATTGAGGCTTCGCCTGACCTGCTGGAACTTGGCTCGCTCGAATATCACCGGACGCTGAGAAATATTCTGGTCGCTTCAGAAACGGGCATCTGGCCAGCCCCGCTGACAGAAGATTACGCCGACGAACTTAACGACTTTGATCTGCGCCGCCTTGAAATGTTGCGCCCAGCCTAGGTAAGGAGAAATTATGGAAAACAAAAATATCATCACTGCCGAAGATCAGGCACCTAACACCATCTCGGCCAGCAGTTCAATTTTCAACGTGCAGGCGCTGAGTCAACTTACAGCCTTTGCAAACCTTATGGCTGATGCCTCAATTGCTATTCCGGATCATCTGTCAGGTAAGCCCGCTGACTGTATGGCCATCGTTATGCAGTCCATGCAGTGGGGCATGAATCCTTATGGTGTCGCTCAGAAAACATTTTTTGTGGGCGGAAAAATCGGCTATGAAGCACAACTATTGAGCGCCATTCTTAGCAGCACTGGAGCCATCACAGGCCGATTTCATTATGAATATGACGGCGACTGGTCGCGCTGCACGCGCAGCCAGGAGGTCACTAAAGAAAAAACCGGCAAAAATGGGAAATATAACGTCACCGAACGCGTTCGGGCATGGAGCGATCAGGATGAAAATGGATTGTGTGTCCGGTGTGGTGCAGTTCTCCGGGGCGAGTCAGAAATAACCTGGGGCGAACCTGTCTATCTTTCCGGCGTAGTGACCCGTAATTCCCCGCTATGGTCAACAAACCCAAAACAGCAGATCGCGTATTTAGCCACTAAATACTGGTCGCGCATTTATTGCCCGGCTGCTGTGTTGGGATTCCAGGATAGAGATGATCTTGACGCCCGAAAAGAAAAAGTCATCAATCCGGTGCCAGCTCGACATATCAGCCTTAGCGACCTGCCTGAATCCGTCAACACCAGCAAGAGGGCTGGCACCATCGGTGAAAACGTGATCGAATCTGCGGCCGTCAAGTCGCTGCCTGACGAATTCCGCCAGCGCATCCTGGATGCGGGAACTATCGAAGAAACCACTGCAATCAGGGCTGACCTTGAGGAGCACAAAAGTGCTCTCGGTACGGATTACACCGAGCTTAAGAACAAAACAGTTGCCCGGCATCATCAGTTAAATGCTGTCACAAGCCTGCACGAAGCTATCAACGCATTACCAGCAGGTGGCAGTCCTGAGGCTGCAGTGGCATTTGAAGCCGCAGAGAGAAAGCTTAATGCCGCACGTCGCCATCTTGGCGAAGAACTGCATGAACGATTCACGATCACTCTTAACGATCTGCGACCGGAATATCAAGGCTGATTAACGGCGGCCTACCTGGCCGCCCACAGGTAATCATTATGACCGTACAAAGATTTAACGCACTTGCCGCTGCAGCGATGTTGCCAGCAGCCCAGGGTAAATATGTTCTCGCGTCGGACTATGACGACGTTCTCCAGCAGAACGCCCGGATGCGTGAGGCCATAGAGTTTGCCATCGCGCCAGACCTCTGGATGTTGATTTGCGCCGATGAGGGCGCATGGCGTTATAAGCGCGGCGTTCCTAAGTACCAGGACGTGCTCCGCCGCGCCCTTAAATCCACCGAAGATGGAGAGATCTGAGATGAAACGGGAATTACGCTACGGCGCAAACGTTGAATGGTTTTTGAACGACATTGCCGCTGTTGAAATGAGTGATATCGACTCAGGCGAGTTTGAAATCTATGGAGAGGATGAGGCTGGCCGCGAGACCTGCGCATACATCGACATTACCGAGCTTGCCGCCGACGCTGCGCGGTTGATTAGTGAGCTGAGCGATCAATTGCAGGCGGCTGAACACCTAGCTGAATTGCGGGGCCGACAAAATCTGGACACAAAGCAAAAGCTGGTTGCGATGGGCCATGAGAACGGAATGATGGCGGGCCTGCTTAATGATATCTGTCGCTATCACGAAGAATGCTCCCACGACGACCAGATTCACGCAATTATCCCACTGGAATACGTTTCAGCAATCAATGACTTTGTGGGGCGTGACGTCAATGGGGGGAACCCATGCCCACTGACTGATGCGTTCCTTGACTCTGTGCGAGCTGATGAGCTCGAGAAGTTTGCTGGAATGTTGCACCTCTCGGCAAACAAAGAAGCAGCAGGTTATCAGGATCGCGCTATTGATCGCCGAAATATAGCCACCCATGCACTGACAGTGGCCGCCCAACGCCGCGCCGGTAAGAAGGGTGTGTGATGAAAACCTACCTACAAATCGTCGTTGCGCTGGTTATTGCTGCGGGCGTGTACGGCCTGATCGTGCCGTTCCTTGTATCGGCGAAAGAGACATTAACCGTTCTGTCCGGACTGGCACTGGCGATCCTGACCCCGCCATGCCTCTGCATCATTCTGAAGGGTCTGAAAGTCACTAAGGATAAAAAATGAAGAAGGTAATTTTCGCTGCACTGATGGCCGTCGCCGCGCTGTGCGTAACGGGCTGCGATCGCGTAGAGCCTGGCAATGTGGGCATCAAGGTCAACAAGCTGGGCGATGATAAAGGCGTAGGTGAGGTGGTCGGCGTTGGCCGTTACTGGACTGGCTGGAACACCGAGATCTACATCTTTCCGACCTTTAAGCAGATGAAGACCTACGAAGATGCGTTCAACTTCCAGATGAGCGACGGCACCACCATCGGCTACCACATCGGCGTGGCCTACCGTGTGGATCCCATCAAGGTTACCACGGTGTTCCAGACCTACCGCAAAGGCGTCGATGACATCACCGACACTGACCTGCGCCAGAAAATTGCCGACAGCCTGAACCGTCTGGCCAGCCGGATGAGCACGGATAAGTTCATTGATGGCGGCAAAGCCGATTTGCTCACCGCCGCGCTGTCTGAGATTCAGCAGGAGATGGGTCCGATCGGTATCCAGGTAATCAGCCTGTCCTGGGTCGGTAAACCAGAATATCCGCCAACGGTGATCGCCAGCATCAATGCCAAAGTGACGGCCAACCAGAAAACGCTGCAGCGCGAGCAGGAAGTAAAGCAGCGCGAGGCTGAGGCCAACATGCTCCGGGCGGAAGCCGACGGTCAGGCAGACGCAAAAATGAAGCTGGCCAAAGCAGAAGCTGAGTCTATCAAAATCCGTGGCGATGCCCTGCGCCAGAACCCGGAGGTTATGCAGCTGGAAGCCATCAACAAATGGAACGGCACCCTGCCCCAGTACATGACCAGCGGCACCAGCACACCATTTATCCAGGTTAAATAATCCAGCAGCCCGGTGAAATGCCGGGCCATTCAAGGGGACATCATGAACGCAGAACAGAAGCAGGCGATGATTGAGTGGCTAACGCTGCAGATTCATAGGCTGGAAACAGCATGCGATGAAATACCTTTCGGGCTTGATGCGGACGATGCACTGCTGCTGCAGGCTATGCATGCAACGCTAGCTACCCTGACCGCGCAACCGCACCACAACGGCATGATGATGCTCTCTCATAAGCTGGCAGTAGCAGAGGCGAAGCTGGCAGAGCTGGAGAAGCAGGAGCCTGTTGCTTACACGGATGCAGAAGAGTTGAAAGTAATGGAACAGGGGACGTATGCGGACATGTTCACCCCGCACGATTCCTATAAATCGGACCCGCAATGGATACCGCTATTCACCCGCCCCGCGCCCGCTATCAACCTGGCGGAGCTGGTGCCGGGTGAAGTGACTCGCGGCAATGAGGATGTTTTCGATGTGGGATTTGCCAACGGTTTTAACGCCTGCCGCGCTGCCATCCTGCACAACGTTGAGCTGGCCAATGGCTCTGCAAACTGATTTTCAAGATTCAATATTTATCCGGCCAGTCTGAAATAATGCTGGCCGGTCGTGAGGCTGTAATGTCGAAATACATTTCACTGACTACCTGGGCTGATGAATATTATGATGATCCACCAACCCCCGGAACTCTGCGCCGCTGGGCGCGTAACGGTAACATTTTTCCGCCACCAGAAATCCATGGTCGTGAATACAGGGTTTCCCCAGACGCTTTTTATATCAAGCCTAATAAATGTGGGATGAAGCTGGTACAGCATCATCCGAACGGCCGCACTGGAAGAAGAAGCCCGCTATTAGAGAAGTTGATTAATGAATCAGAGAAAAAATTACAACGCTAATCTGCCGCGAAATCTTACATACCGGGAAAAGTATAAAACGTATTACTGGCGGAATCCTTTAACAAAAAAAGAAATCACGCTCGGTCAGATATCCCGGCGTGATGCGGTAGCTCAGGCCATTGAAGCTAATAATTTTATAGAACAAAGATACTCACCGGTTGCACTGCTTGAAAAGCTAACGGGCGAGCATGAATTTACGCTGGCAGAATGGCTTGAATGTTATGAGGGGATCCTTCAAAGGCGGGGGTTGGCTGCAAATACCTACAAGGTCAGAGCCGGACAGATAAAGACTATCAGCGAGAAAATGGGAGATATGGTGCTGTCCAGCATTACAACACGCCATATAGCGGAATTTCTTGAGCCCTGGATTTTGGAGGGCAAGAATACTATGACAGGGGCACTACGTTCGGTACTGTCAGATGTTTTCAGGGAGGCTATAGTGGATGGGCGCATTACCGCCAATCCTGTCGAGCCTACCAGAGCACCACGAATTGAGGTCTCGCGCCAGCGACTGACGTTCGAGCAATATCAGGCCATTCGTCGCTCTGCTGAATCTCAGCCAGCATGGTTCTCATTGGCGATTGACCTGGCTTTAATCACCGGGCAGCGTCGGGAGGATATCGCAAGTATGAAATTCAGCGACATTACCGATGACCGGTTGCATATCGTTCAGATTAAAACCGGCGCGATGCTCGCTATTCCGTTATCACTGTCACTCCAGAGCGCTGGCCTAAAACTGAATGCAGTCATTGACCGCTGCCGCTTGGTGAGTCGATGTGATTATATGATCAGTGCAGGTATTCGTAAGAATAGTCCTGATGGCTCTGTTCACCCCGATAGCCTGACAAAGGGTTTTGTCACAGCACGCAATAACGCTGATATTGAACTCAGAGACAATCCACCGACATTTCATGAGATCCGGAGTCTGTCTGGCCGTTTATTTGAAACTGAGTATGGCAAACAGTTTGCACAGAAACTGTTGGGGCATAAATCAGAGCGGATGACGGAAAAATATTTAGATACGCGAGAGAGGAAATATACGTTGATTTAAAAAGACCGGATACGGAATTTCGTGGATTTTTCGTGTAATTTCGTGAAATGGATTTTAACTTATTGATAAATAATGGAAATAAAAAAAGACCGAATACGATTCCTATATTCGGTCCAGGGAAATGGCTCTCAGGGAGCCGTGCGCTAAAAGTTGGCATTTATCAAGGCAGTGTCGCCTTGCAATTTAAGGTTAGAACAGCGCGGTGGAAATGCCAGCAAACGCAGGGATCAGGGCCATAAACCGGATCAGTTTGTGATCGCAACGGCAAAAAATCGTGGATTGGGCGCAGCGCGAGGCTGCACCCGGGAGGTTTATTTACCGCACAGCGCCTGAGTGCGCTCAACAATCGGCTGCAGACTCATCATCTGGCCCGGATGCGCTTTGTCTTCGGCCTGAATCACACTGATCGGCTGCGCTTTCACCTGCTTGTTTTTGAACAGCTGGTCGGCGATGTCGTTCAGCGGATATTGCATCAGTGTGCTCGGGTTGATGGCGAACATCGCACCGTCTTTCTCGCAGGTCAGCATCACTTCTTCACGGTTAAACGGCCACTTCTCTTTACCGATCTCAAAGCGGCTGACGGTAATGATTTGTGCCGCCAGCGCCTGGCCGCATACGGATAACAACAGGATTGCGGGGATCACTTTCTTCAGCAACAT